GCGGTAAAGTCATGTCCCTTTCACGGACAAGTCACGGGTTCGAATCCCGTTGGGAGTACAAAATGGACCTTTAGCTCAGTTGGTTAGAGCAGCTCACTCATAATGAGAAGGTCACAGGTTCAAATCCTGTATGGTCCACTAGTAGACGTTCTTTGACATTCTTTAACTTTAAAAAAAAAGGAAAAACAATATGGAAACAACATCATTCGTTTTAGGTATACTTTCAGTTATTGGTGTAGCAGTTGTTACGCTGGTAGTTGTGGGTATGGTTAAGATACACGATTTAAATAAAAGACAAAAAAGCTTAGTAGATGTTTTAGATGCATCTAGATCAGATTTTTACAGAATAATTAATGATGAAACTAGAGGCATGCACAACAGTATGGAAGAGATGATGCGACATGCACAGCGCTATTCAGAAGAACAAAAACGAGAAATTATTTCTCATGTCGATTCAAGAATTGACAAACTTCAAGCCAAGAAGGAGGTATTAAAAGGCTAACAATTTATAGTTAAAGAATGTCTACTATTTATGATATATGGCTACCTATTCGGTGAATGTAGTAGATTCAAGTTCTTTCTTCCCTACTAACTTAAATATTGGTGATAGCACTACTTTCGCTGTTACGAACTCCTTAGCAGGAGCGTCTTACTACTCTTTAGAAACAGTTCGTAATAGTCAGGGATTCTATTCTGGATCCACTCCCTCTATCTCTGGTTCATTTACTTTTAGTTCTGGTATTATTAATTTGATTGCAGATAACTATAAAATGTCTGCTGTTGTTGCACCTGGTGGTGGAACTATAACTTTTGTTACTGCTGTACCAGTCACCAGTACACAGCTTCGCATTAAAGGTACTTCCTAATATTTATCAGTAATCATGGCACCAACTAAAGGTAAATCTAAGACCACCTCCGTTATTGTAAAGTTTGCAAAACCGAAGGTTTCAAGAAAAGGCATTCATGCTAAGACTAAAATGTCTAAAAATAAAAATTCAAAAAATTACCGTAAAGTATCTAAAGGACAAGGTTAATTCTTGCTATCATCAATCTTAGTTCGTATATTCAACTAATGAATAGTGCATGGAGAATTATAGATCTAAATTCAGAAGAACAGATAAGCGGAGTTTGGAGACTATCCGATAATAAAAAATTCTATATTGGAGATACTACACTACACGGTCCTATAGTGGGATTTATGGTTAACCAAGGATCTATGTTAGTTAAATGCGGTAGAGCTAGTCTATACGGTATATCAGAACTCTCTCACATAACCTTAGTATCTCTACACCACCTTTCCTAAAAACCTTACTATTTATTATTAAAGCGCTTTTTAAGATGAATAAAGAATTTACAAGAATGCAGCAACTGGCTGGTGTACTCACCGAGAGTTACACTGCACATTCAGAGGGTATGGAAACCTCTAGTATGCATAGTGAGCCTAAGGAAGCTGCTATGATGGGACCTGAAAAAGGAAAAATGAAGAAATCTGAATTTAAAAAGAAACTCAAAGAGGCAATCCTTGCTGAAAGAGCTTTAAAGGAAGATGCTGATTTAGATACAGGTAACTTAGGTGGTGATAATGCTGCTACTATGGCTGCTTATGCAGATATGGATATAACTGAAGTTTCTTATGAAGGTATGGAGCGAATGGATGGTCTTGTAAATCAAAATGATATACGAGCATTCCTTAGTATCGCTGATAAAATCATGATGGACCTTCATAGGGAAGGTTTTGATTTTGATGATATTATTAATTACTTAGCAGAACTTTTAATTGATCCTCCAGCAGGTTCAATATCAGAAGCTAAAAAGAAGAAAGAAGAAGAAGCTTCAGAAGGAGATAATATTGATATTGATCTTGGAACTGATGGTGAAGATATTGATTTGAACCTTGATGGAGAAGAAGGAATGGGTGATACTAAGGTGGATATGAATATGGATACTACTGGTGATATTGATGCAGGTTCTTCAGAGTCTAAAAAAGCATTCGGTGAACTAACAGACGCCTATCGTGCAGCTAAGGAATTAGGTGATGAAAAATTGATTCGTCAAATTGCAAACACGATCACCTATTTTAATAAAAATATTATCCTGAGACAGGGATAAGCATATCTTTAATGCAAACTAGAAGGGATATCTTAGGGTATCCCTTTTTTATGTAGGTTATACGTTACTTAAATATGGATCCTAACAATGTATTTAGTCTCTTCGATTCAGAACCGGAGAACCAAAAGGGAGAACCTGAAAAAGAGATTACTAATCTCTCTGAGCACCCTTATGTTCTTATGGGATTATTTACTAGAATGATTTTAAGGGGGGAAGAAGCTATTATTAATACAATGGATTTTTTTAAGATTATAAATACAAACCCAGAGTATGATGCAGAAGTAAATGCTGAGTTCAGTAGAATAATGCTGTATGGAGCTGGCTTCAATCACCTTTGTAAATTATCTTTAGAGGATCCTTTTCACCAGGAAGTACTGCTTGACAAGGCAGGGAAGGATTTTTTGACCGCTTGTGAGAAGGGTATTCAGTTCTACCAGGAAAGAGAGGAGTATGAGAAATGTGCGTTTATAAAAAAATTCTACGACTTTATAAACTTTTCTCAAAAGAAGTTGCCCTTATAGTTTTTAGCTACTACCTTACATACGTGGGGTTTGAGATAGAAGAGACAAGGGGACAAGAATAAGTTGGTTATTTAAAGAATAGTTATTATATTAAGTATATGAGATATAGAGACCAAGTAAATATCCAATTAGATATATTGGAGAATAATTTAAGATCATTAGAGCAGATTGTTAAAACACAACAACCAATTAAGGATTATTTAGAAACTATTGAAAGAACTAAAAACGTTCTTGAGAAAGTTAAAGACCTTATTAGTATTGAACCAACTACTAATCAAGAAATTTCGGCTTAATTATGAATCTATCGGCAGAACAACTCCAAGCAAATTGGGAGGAATTTTTAGGGTATATAGATCGATACATCTCTTCTCCTAGGAAAGAGTCTTTAAGATCTTTTTATGAAGATAGGGTTGATAGGTTTATTATAATGCCTGCTTCACATACAACTAAATACCACAACTGTTTCCCTGGCGGTTATATTGAGCATGTTAATCGTGTTATCAAGGCATCTCTACACTTTGCAAAACTATGGGAGAAATTTGGATGTGATATGACTACATTCACAATAGAAGAATTAGTTTTCTCTGCGATGAATCATGACTTAGGTAAAGTAGGGGACTCCGAAAACGATCTTTATATTCCAGGTCAAGATGAATGGAGAAGGAAGAACCTGGGAGAAGTCTACACTTATAATACAGCAGTAGGTTTTATGACAGTACCAGATCGTTCTTTATTCTTACTTCAGGACGCAGGTATCAAGTATACTTTAAATGAAATGATTGCTATCAGAACTCATGATGGATTATATGATGACTCCAATAAACCTTATTTAATTTCTAGAATGCCAGAAAGTAAACCTAAATCAGCAATCGTTTATATTCTACATCAAGCAGACTTGATGGCTTCTGTAGTTGAGATGATAGTTAATCCAGTAGAGCAACCTAAATCGAAACAATTCGGACTTTCAAAAGAAACAACAACTAAGAATCCAGCAACACACCAACAAGCTACCAAAAATAAAGCACTCTCAAATATTGGAAGTGAAGGTTTGAAAGGTGCTATGGATAATTTATTTAATTAATTATGACAATACTAATCTCCTCTCTCATCATCGCAACCCTAGTTTTAGGTTATACAACTTTCAACTTACTCCGTAAGAATGAAAAGCAAGAAGACATTCTAGCTCAATACTTACTCTACATGGATCAACTTTCTAAAATCATAGAACACAGCGATGCAAGACTTAAAAAAATAGACACTAAAGGTACTTTTGAAAGTGATGATGAGATTGGATGGTTTTTCGAACAAATTAAGGTTATTCAAGAACGATTAAATAACTTTAAAATAATCAATGGAGACGAAAAATAAAAACTACTTCACTCACGATACCGAACTCGCTATCATAAGATACACTACATCTGAGGATCAAGTAGAACGAAATAAAATTTATAGGGAAGAGATTCACTATGCCCTCTTTAAATTAACTCAAAACTTAATACACACTTTTAAATTCTATTATACTGAAGAGACAAACTTAGAAGACCTTCAGCATGAAGTAATAACCTTTCTATTAACTAAGTTAGGTAAATTTAATCCCTCTAACGGAGCAAAAGCATATTCTTACTTTGGTACAATTGCAAAAAGATACTTGATCGCTTCCAATCAAAAAAATTATAAAAAGAGAATGGAGTTACTTTCTCTAGATAATTTAAATATCGAACAAGAGGAAGGTGAGTATGTTCATGGGGATGTTTTAGATGTTAACGGGGTACAAACAGACAGTCAAGTAATACATCCAGTAGATGAAATTTCTGAATTTCTAGACTTGTTCGTTGATCATTGTACAGATAAAATCTACGAATTATTCCCCAAAGTCGAAGATGCTAAAATCGCAGATGCTATCTTAGATATATTTAGAAAGAAAGAGAGGATCTCAATCTTCAATAAAAAAGCCTTATACATCTACATTAGAGAACAAATCGATGTTAAGACCCCTAGAATAACTAAAGTAGCAAATGACTTAGGGGAGATCTACAAAAAACACTACATACACTACCTAGAGAACGGATACGCTAATTTCTAAACCGTACCGCTTTCTATTTATAAAAAATAGACTACTTATGAGTTTAGATAAATTACTTTTTAAGAATAAGAAGTTCGGAGATCTTCTAGAGGAGATTTACGATAATCAAAAAAAGAAGGATAAGCAGATCTCAGCATTGATTTCTGAACTAAGACCTTTAGTACAAGACACCGGAGATGCTACCTTAATTGTTCCTTTAATAAAAGAATACTTAGAGATTGGGGTTAGAAATGATGACCAGCTAGTTAAATTAGCAACCATCGTTCAACGTATAATGCAAAGTCAGGAGTCTGCCACAGACTCTTTCGGTATTTCAGAAGAGGAAAGAGAACAGTTAATGAAAGAAATAAATAATATAAAAGCAATTGAGTAATGAATTTTGAAGTTGCAATAGTTAAGGATATCGTTTTAAACGACACTAGTAAGTATTTTACTAACGTAGGAGAATGGAACGGTGTAGGTACTGTGTACTTTAAAAAAGTTAAAGGAAATAATTACAAATCTGAAGGCTTTGCAAAACCATATTTTTCAAACTTCAGTAACTACCCTCTATTAGAAGAATTAATATACATCTTCCCATTACCCTCCCCCGATATACAAACAAACAACTTTAAGGAAGTTTATTACTACATAACTCCGTTAAGTATTTGGAATAGCACACACCACAACGGAATCCCTAATATCTTCGAAAATAAGGCATTACCAGATTCTCAAAAACGTGATTATGTACAGACACAAGCAGGAGCTGTTAGAAGAGTTGAGGACGGTAGTTCTGATATTAACCTAGGTCAAACTTTTAAAGAAAGATCTAATATAAAACCAGTAAAGAAATTTGAGGGTGATGTAGTATTAGAAGGCAGACTTGGGAATTCTATAAGACTAGGATCTACTATACAACTTAATAGTAAAGCACTCAATAATTGGTCAGATGTAGGAACTACAGGAGATCCAATACTCATCTTGAGGAATGGTCAAGGAGACACAGGGTCAGTAGGGTTCTTACCTACAGAGGAAAATATAAATCAAGATCCATCTTCAATTTACTTAACAACCACTCAGAAGATCCCATTTCAAGCTGCAAGTACAAATTACTTCTCTTACAAAGAAAATACACCAACGCTACCAGATCTATACTCTGGGAAGCAAATCTTGATCAATTCCGGTAGATTAATCTTTAATAGCTCTGAAGATCATTTAATGCTAAGCTCTACAAAAACTATTAACCTGAATGCAAATTCAGGGTTAAATATTGATACAAGCCAAGTAATCTTTCAAACTCAGAACATCTACTTAGGTACAAAGTCAGCAACAGAACCTCTAGTGCTTGGAAATGCCTTAGAAACATTACTTACAGACATCGTAAACGTATTATTAGATATTTCAAAACAATCATTAACTGCAGCAAATTCTGGAGGTCCAATACCGACTTTAAATCAAAAAGCACCAGGATGGATTAAAACTTTAACAAAGTTAAAGAGCACAAGTATACCACTTATCAAATCAAAATACAATTTTACAGCTTAATGACACCTCAAGAATTAGAACAACAAAGGCACCAAGAAGCTGAGGTAAGAGCAGCGGAGAAACGTGAAGCAGCTTTACGAGGTGCTTTAGCTGTAGGAGCAGTAGCAGTTACTGCTGCAGCTGCTTTTCTCCCTCTTGATAATAAATCAAACAATAAATACAAAGATTGAATATTTAAAATCAAAAGCAATTTCTACTTTATCAAGTCAAGCTACTAAGTTAGGAATAACAGGACTTGAGACAGAGAACCCACAGCTACCGGACCTTTGTCCATCTCAAGCAATCTTAGATCAAGTATTAGCAGTTAGGAATGCATTAGGTACTGATATTGAAAATACAGCAAAGTATATCAACATAGTAGACTCTTCACTTCAGATCCTATCACCAATCATTAGTGCAACCGAAGGAACTATAGACACTGTAAGTCTACTAAAGACTGCTACATCACTAGCAAGTAAATTTGTACCTGTAATACCAGGAGCTGCAGTTGCTTTAATAAGTGATTTGGAAGATTTAAAAATGAGACTTACCTTTAAGACAGATGGAACTCCAAAGCTACCTGAGTTAAAAAGAGGGATACAGCTCGGATCACAGTATGTTTCTGGAGCAGCTTTGATACTACAATCAATACTTGCATTCCTTAAAATTATAGATTCGGTGCTTGAGAAATGTGGTAAGAAGCCGAATAAACTAGGAGGTGATATTGATACACTACTTAACACAGTTAAGTTAGCAGAGACCTCTAATATACAATCAACCTACCAAGGATTTACATTTGAAATCATAGAGAAACCATTCTCACCAACAGTAAACCGGAAAATAGCACAAGCTAAAAATTCTCAAGGGATCGTACTGCTACAAACAGAACCTTCTTTTACACAAAACCCTCAAGTACTTATTGAAGAACTGAAATTAATAATAAACAGAGATAATCTAAAAGCTAATTAAGAAATATTTATAAAAAATGGACATCAAGACATTAAAAAGACTTATCAAAGAAACTGTAAAAGAAGCGATTCAAGAGGAATTGAAAGACGTTTTATTAGAGGCTTTAAAAGCTCCTAAGGCAGTTCCTGTAAGTGTAGGCGGTTATGGACAAGTAACAGAAACCTTAGTACAGCCAATCCCAACAGCACCTGCTGTAAACACCAGAGAAAAATATGCATCACTCCTCAGCGGTATGGTGGATGGTAGGAATGGAAATCTAAACATGACTTCAAACGATGCAATGACATTCGGTGGAGGTCAAGAATTCGTACCACGCCCAGTAAACACAGCAGGAGAAGGTTCATCACTGCCTCCCGGAGAAGTAAACTTAAATCAAATAATGGGCTTAATGTCTAAGAAGTAATGGCATTTGGATTAGTAAAGATCGCCCCTATAGATCAGAATCCGAGTAAAGCGGTTGGGGTATCTTTGCCTTTTAAATCTAATTCTGTATTTAAGCCAACATTTACAACTAAAGATGCTATAAGGAATAACCTAATAAATTTTCTATTGACTGGACCTCAGGAAAAAATCTTTAACCCTACTTTTGGGGCAGGGTTACGTAAATTTGTATTTGAACAAATAACAACTTTAGGGGTTGCGGAAATAGAAAATTACATTGGAAGTATTATAGAGAAATACTTTCCAAATATACAGGGAACAGTTACAATACAAACTTCACAAGATTATAACACTATATTTATACAAGTTAATTACAGTATAGTAAATACTGGGATGACAGATACTTTAGAAATAAATTTAAATAATGGCTGAAAATAAAGACATAAAATATTTTAATAGGGACTTCGTAGGATTAAAAAACCTCTTAGTAGATTTTACTAAGACGTATTTCCCAAATACGTACAATGATTTTAGTGCTACATCCCCTGGTATGATGTTCATGGAAACATCTGCGTATGTTGGAGACGTACTATCTTTTTATTTAGATAACCAAATACAGGAAACATTCCTACAATATGCAAAACAGGAAGAGAGTCTCTACAACCTAGCTTACATGCTAGGGTATAAACCAAAAGTTACAAAAGCTGCCACAGTTGATATTGATTTCTATCAGCAACTACCAGCTAAACTTTCAGGTTCTACCTACATACCGGATTTTAATTATGCTTTATACTTCCCTGAGAATACACAAGTAAGAAGTGCAGGTGGCTCCTCAAATTTCCTAGTACAAGGTAACGTAGACTTTACAGTTTCTAGTTCTCTAGATCC